ATAATTGTTTTGACTGTTAAACTGTGTACCGCCATTAGTCAGAATCCTTTCCAAGTAATCCAATTTGCTGCCACGTTCTTGTTTCATCTTCCCAATCATTTACTGTCATGTCAGGCCAACTTCCGGAGAGAATAAAAGAAGGGGATGTATTTAATGCAACACCTGACCAAGTTGGGCTTGTTGTACTTAAGGCAACTAAGGTAAAGGATGGTGAGGTATTGAGCGTAACTAAAGTTTTTGCCATTATCCACCCCTCATAACTTGAATACCTTTGTCGTAGTCAGCTTGTAATTTTGCTTGTTGTTTTTCCATCCAATTATACTCTGTACTTAATACACTAAGTCTAGCTTGAGCTTCAGCTGCATATCCTTGAGCTGTATTTAAATAGCCTTGAATAGCATTAAATTTTGCACTTACAAAAGAAGACCTAGCATTTACCTCAGTAGCATAGCCATTTGCCTGAGCAATATAACCTTGAGCTTCTTGAAGGTATGCGTTTCCAGCGTTTATTCTTGCTTGAGACTCTTCTCTTTTAGCTTGAGCTTGCTGTAAATGAGTTTGTACAACTTTTATTTGACCGTCAGCTTCAGCTAAAGCAGTATTTACTTCTTTTACTCTCATATCTCCAATAGAAGTCCATTCTTGAAGATGCATTTGCGCTCTTTGTAATTCTAAACTTGCTATTGATAAAGCAGATTGTACTAATTCTGTATCTTCAGCTGCTTGTGCACCAAACGCATCAGTTGTTGCAGATGGTTGATTGCCATTAACAATGTCTGACACCTTATCAACAGCGTCTTTTACTCTAGTTAACTGAGAGTCTGCGGTTAAAAAAGTAGCTTCATCTCCAAATACAGAATCAGAGTCTGCGGTTAAAAACTTATCTGCCGCTGTAGCGGCTTGAGCAACAGCTGTTATTAATAAAGCGTAAGCCGTTGCAACTTCCGCTTGACTGTCTACCTCACCTAAATCTAATAAAGCATCTGTTTTATCAAACTCGGTACTTGCTTCTACTATAATATTATCTACCTTGTCTAACTCTGTTTTAATAGCGTCACAAGCAGTTTCAAATTCTCCAGAATTATCTGTTTGACTTGCTATTTCAGCAACTTCTACTTTTGCTAATCCAACTTCTGTTTTTATAGCAGTTAAAGCTGTAGTAATATCTGAGTTACCAGCCTTTGCCCCTAGTGCATTTTGTAATGATTTTACAGAAGCATATAAAGGTACTAGATACTCATATTCATTTGGAAAGTTACTAACATTAGAATCTCCATAGGCCACTGCGGGGTTATTTACTTCTAAATATTTACAAGAACCTGACGTTGGTATTGCGTTTATTTTACCATCGTAAATATAATACACGGGGTCTGTGGCTGTCGCAGCATTCATATCAGCCGAATCAGAAGCCCTACCTCTAAGTTTAGCGGGTATCTCTCTGCATGGCTGCTCAATGGTGCCATCACTTCTAGTTACCGCTAATACTTCTCCAGACACCAATGTTTCTGCTTCACTTCCTACTGCCGCGCTTGTAAAGGTATCTTCGGTAGCACAAAAGAATTTTAATTTTCTTGGCATTGCGTTGATGACTTCTGCGGCGCCATCAGTTAAAAACTGAGTAAGCTCAGTTTGTGTTGGTGCGCTACTACCATCTATTGAAAGACTGGTTAATCCTTCTACCTGTGCTTCAAACGTTGCCACGTACTACGCCTCCTCTTGATTCAATATCTTCACCCATTGTTGTTTCCGTAAATTCAATCTGGTCTTTTCTAATGGCCGATGCAAAGTTATGATTTCTTATAATAATTGCAGGGTCATATAAAGGCTTACTGGCTCTTTTGCCGCAACTACGACAATAGAACCAGCCTTCTGAATTATCTTTTTTACAATGCTGACAGGACATTACGCCCCACCAACCACCATGGTAAGTATTCTGTCGCCGTTAAGTTGGGTATGCGATATAGATAAAACTTTATTATTAGTTGAATCTAAAGTCTCTATATAATCTTTTATATCGCGAGCCATTGTTCCCGCATCACCGGTTTCGATTCCCGGGTTTCCGGGGTGAATAAATACTTTTACTTTTACGTTGTCATAAACAGCCATACTGTCTCCAATTATTAAAAATTTTTAGGATGTTCGGGGTTAGCCCTTTATACGACCAACCCCACAGTATCCAAAACTGTTAGCTTTTCACAGCTAAGTATGATTAAGCAGCTGCGGTATTAAAGACCATTTCAGTTGCATCTTTTGCTACGCCATAAGCGTACCAAATAACTCCGTCAGTGAAGACATCAATAAAATCTCCGGGACTTGAGTTAGCGCTACAATTAATATAGTCGTCATTATTCACAGCATAATCTCCAGCAGCACCATCTACTTCATCTGAAATCATACCAACAACATCGTTACCAGAACCAAAATCAATATTAACTTTAGCACCCATTCCTTGGTCGGAACCATCGGTGTCTTCTGTTAATAAGATTCTAACATACCAACCAGACTCAAGAGTAGTTGGTAGGGTTACAGCTGTTGCTGAAGCAGGATTAACCAAAATGATTTTTCCACTATCTTCAGATGTTAAAGTAGTATCAGCGGTGACACGCTTAAATTTAAGTTTATCACCAGCTGCGCCACTGTTTACTTCAAAGAATGCACTTCTCATTATTCAATTACCTCCTATTAACCTGATGTATATTTATCTTCAAAGTTAAATAGAGCATGAGCTTCTGGAAGAGAAACTTCAAGACCTGCTTCGGTTAGAATCATGTCTTTACGTAAATCTTCATCAGCAGCTTGAACATTAGTCATAATATGCGTATCTCTGTTTACACCGTTTCCAACAAGTGGACGATAAGCTACATTGTCAAGGTCAACTAAACACATATATGGTGCTGCAAAACCTCTAAATAGAGGTTCTTTAACAAGTGTTAAATCACCATGAATGGTTTCAACCTTCATTACTTTATGCCCATAAGAGCCTTTTTCTGCTGACATCATAGGATTAGAAGCAGAATAAGCGCTTGATAGGAAAGTACCGGAGCTATTCATCTTGTTGAAAAATGTAATTACAGGGAGTGAGCATAGAGCAAGCTTTGCTTGACTTCCGCCACGTGCAGGGTCAAAAACTACCTCAAGGTCTGCTAACAACGCATCATAAGTCATTTGACTGTCTGCGCGAGTAGAAAAATAACCTTTGTCTTCCGTATAAGAAAGAACAGCGTTATCTTTAATTGTAGCTCCTGAGTTTTTAACAATGTGACCAACAATACCATCGGTATAATTGATACCATTTTGACTCGCAGAGTGTCCGAAGAGCATAGCTCTTTCAATATCCACTTTATGTTCACGAAGTTTCAGATTCCAAATTCTATCCCATTCACTGGCATAACCGCGATAAACAGTTGCTCTCGCAGTATTAGTAAGTTCACAGGCTGTCTTAAAGATTTGACAGTACCCAGTACCATTGTCCAGTTCACGTGACCAAGAATCAGGAGAACCCGAACCCTCTTCAAATGCAGTTCCAATTACAGTACATTTATCGCCATCAGCTCCAGCAGTTGTACTGCCAGTTGCTGCGGAGATTGTACGACCAACAAAAGTAGTTTCTGTACTACCAACAGAAGGTGCGCTTTCGATTCTTACGATAGCGGTTTCTGGTTCGTTAGTACTACCATTGGTTTCGCCTACAGCGAATACCATGCCTTTAATCAGCCAACCGGGAGCAGCACCTGCACCATCATCTACTGTGTAAGTAATACTACTTCCAGCAGCGGCAACGGTATGTGATGCGTCCAAAGCAAAGCTTCTTTCGGACATTTGTATTTTGTTACGGTCTTTTAACCATCGGAACTGTGGGTCGTCCGTTGCAACTTTAGCAACTTTGGATAGGTATACAAAGAACGGAGACTCTTCAGGGGCTAAATCAGCAACTCTGTCACTGAAATTATACAGCCTTCTTGAAGGTATCGTACTTGATATAACCGCACCGGGGTCACCAAACTTTAACGGGCCGGGATTATTATATGTCGCCATATTATATATCCTTCCTCAGTTTTATTGTTTTAAAGTACGCTACTACGGTTGCCAGCGTTCATAATGCCTTCCCACATCTTATTTTCTTCAGATTTGGGAGAGCTTGGAGCTCCTCCTTGAAGGACTCCAGCTGTACGAGGCTGGCTCTGAGCAGCTTTCACTGCTTCAGCCGTCTCTGGGGCGTTACCTTTTTTGTTAACGTCCCTATATAGCTTCACCAGATTTGATAATCCCACTTGTTCTTTCGGTTGTGAAACAAAACCCATAAAATCATTAATGTCATTATCTGACATCTTATATGTATTTCGTAATTCATTTACCGTGTTGTTGTAGGTTATCTCCTCTGTCATCTGTCGTTTCTGCTCACCTAACGCATTGTTCACTACATTATTCATCATGTTCACATCTTGATTCATTCTGAATTTAAATGATGGTGACTCAGGGTTATAGTAAGCATCCCAAGGGTTAAAATCCTCAGCAGGTAAACCTTGCTGAGCTTGTTGCTGTGGTGCTTGTTGTTGTGGTTGTCCGTTCAAGTTTTGTTGTAAGACATCTACTAAGTCAGGCCTAGATTCCAACAATTCACCAAGAGGCTCTAGCCTTTTTAGTTTATCGTTTTCAGCTTGGGTTCTGTCATACATTGATTGGAATTTGCGGGCTTCAACTTCCCACTCATTTGCCGGAATTGTCTCACTGGTATTTTCAACTTCTGGAGCTGAAAAATCCACTGGCTCTTCTGTTGGTGCCATCTCTGGCGCAACTGTTTCGGCTGATTCAACGTATTGTTCGTCAGCTTCTGCTCTTACTTCTTCAACTATACTAGGGCCACTATCAACTAAGCCATCAGCTTGTTGTACGGCCTCTGTCTGCGTATTGTCCATTATATCTCCTTAATAGATGTCTCTAAGCTTCTGGAGCAGAACCAGCATCTTCAGTAATGTTTGCTAATTTCTCCGCTTCGAGCTTCACCTTGGTTTGTAGATTGTTTAACTGAACTCTTCTGTCAGCTTTGGCGTCTGATGCGATATCTGCGAGTCGAGATTTAAATTTCTCAACCTCAACTCGTTTTCTGTCGCTAACAGACTCCCTTTGGGCAGTCTGGAGGTCTCCCTCCAAATTCTTTATCTGTTCTTCCATGGCCTGAACTTGTTGTTGCATTAACTGTCTTTCTTCTGTTCGGCGCATGATACCTTCTTTATCAAATATTTCTGGGTTCTTTTTCAACACTTCAAACTTATCTACGATACCCATTTGATAAGCTTCCATGTATACACCTAGCTCTGCCCACTTATTAGTTGGCAATGTAGAGCCGGGCTCAATTCTTAAATCGTGCTGGCCTAGGTTATGACGTTCTTTTTTAATGTCTAAAATAGCACCAGTCTTATCATCGTATGTATTGACCATTGCTTCGGTCATGTCATTGTTTGCACTATTAAGACGAAACATCTTTTTATAAGTGTAATGACCTTTAGAAAGATTATATAAGACCTGACCTAATCTATTGATACTGAACTCAATATCTCTTAGTTTAGATTTTGGTCTTTCGGTTCCAAGCGCAATCATACGCTCTGTACCTTTAACTGTCTCGGGTGCTTTCTCTGAGAATCCGTGCATCATCTCAGGAAGGCCAAATGTAAAATCAATATAGAACTCACACTGTTGAATTAGTCTATAGAACTCACCTGCTAATGGTTGCGGAGCAGGAAAGTGTGGTTCTCCTTGCGTAGAGTCTACTTCTATAACCGCGTTTGGATTTGCCCAATCTCTTTCTAATTGTCCAATATCCTCTACACTTCCTAGTGGGACAAGTAATTTAAGTCCACCAGACGCTTGAGCATGGGAAAGAGCAAGTGACCAAAGCTTATTAAGAAGACGTTGCATCGGTCTAGCGCGCGATACATCTGACTTTGGATACGGGGTTTCTGTAAATATATTCGGAATAGGGATGACCGGATAATGGTCAGTATTGAGAATCGTTTCATACAATACTACCTGCCCTATACTTGCACATACCTTAACGCGAGTTTGCTTAACTGGAATAACTTCATATTGATTTGCTTCTACCTGCTCTTGATTGCTTTCTATAAATTCTTGATATTCATCCTCACTAAAGACGGCTTCTTCACCGGTTTGCATATCAATCACACGATAGAAAGTAACCTTTACTTTATAGAAACGCTCTAAAACTTGATATTTATTACGGTCAAAGTAATCTAAGTCTTTTGTATCGGCAGGAGTAAACACCTTTTTGCTATTGCTATTCATAGCGTCTGGGTAATCCTCTTCAAGATAGGTCTCTAAATCTTGAATAATACCTGTTTCTTTTTCCCCTGTCTCTGGGTTTTCTTGCTCGCCTAATTCTGGGTAGAGGCTAATGACCTGTTCACCGGTAAGGATTGTAGAGAGGATAACACCTTCAGCGTCATCATACCATCGGTTGCGAGTATTCGGAGAGACATACACCCTAAATGGGTTGACGTATGTGAACTTCACATCGCCTCTACCAAAGTCTGATTCTGGGTCTATATATGTATATAGATATCCCATGCCTGTTGTGGCATAATCATGTATTGCTTGTTTTAACTGCCAGTCTCCATTGGAGTTTCCCCAGACATATCCCATAATGGTTCTCCATACAGAAGCAACCTTTACATCAGAATCTTCTCTAGGTGTTAGCGTAAATGCTGGTGGTCTGGAAGTTAATACAGCTTTAAATTTTTCAATCGCTGGCCCAATTCTATCCATTGGAACGTCAGCTTGGTTACGAGCTTGTAGTTCATCTACCTCCTCGTCTGTAAAATGATTCCCATGATAGAAATCTACATCTTGACGAGCTTCGGTATCCCAATCAGAACGTGCGTCTCTCCATCGGCGGTATAGTTCTTGATTGTAATCCGCTCGTTTATCTTTGTCTAATACCATTAATCCTCTTCATTTGCTAGGCGCCGAACTAACGCTCTATTAATTAAACCTTTTACTTTTGGGTTTAATGTTTCTGGCGCTATTGCTTTTCGCCGCAATAAAGCACCCTCTCTTTGAGATATTGGCGTGTTAAAACCATACGATGCTAAATACGCTGGTGTTAATTTTGGAATATTCATTTCTACACGGTCTGACATTTCGCCATTTCTCATTACGTATTTATCTGGAGTAAGAGGCCTGACTCTTTTTTCATTCTCTATCATAGCCATAAAATTAGCCATTGATTCTGCTTGCATTGCCTCAGCTTCATCATCAGTAGCTGCATAATTCATTGCAGCCTCAAACTCAGGTCTACTGACTGAATATTGAGGCATATCTCTAACCTCACCAAAATTTTTCAAACCCATATCAGATGCGTTTACAAAATTAGCCTGACCACCAGTTTGGTAAGGTATCGGGCCACCTTGTCTCATAATCATTCTTTGGCTAGAGCGAGGTATCTTAGACTGTTTCATGCGTTCTAATAATCTTTTAACGTCCGCATCAGTGTCCATCGGTTTGCCTGAAAATGGATTGGTATTTCTTTTTCTTTCTAAAGAATCCATAAAGGCTTCAAATTCACTTTGCGCTTCGTTGTATGTACTTGAGTCTGGCCCCATCAATTCAATAGGGGGGCCATAATACATTGCTGGGTTGCGCATTTCTTGTTGCTTACGTGGTTGTACTTGACCACCGGTTTGATAATAATCTACTGGGCCACCTTGTCGCCTTCTATTAATTGCTTCTCCAGTATCAGGGTCAATCTGTGTAAACGAACCCTCTTCTGCAAACGGATTAGCGCTTTTAAGCAACTCAAAAATATTGCTAGGCTGTCCCCGTCTTTTCTTTATAGCTTGCTCGGCTCTTTTCATTTGCGGCATATCTTGTATGTCTCGAGTAAGCTCCCACCACATTTTCTGTTCTCGTGGAGTATCTCCAAATTTTGAAGAACGCAATGGACGACCCACTTCAATACCCCAAGTTTTATTATATTTATCTGGAACACTTACCTCAGTATGCCACCTGTGTGTTTCACCGCGTGGGTTTAATTCTCTTCTTAATCCAGCAGCTTCTTCTTTAAGTGTTTTTTTAAGACGCATATCATTAAGCATTCCAATTACTCCATGTAAACGCGTCTTCTCTCCTTGAAAATCAGGCACACTGTACGCTTTCTCACCCGTTGCAGTGCTAAGCCAACCTTTAGTGTCAAATCGTGCTCGAGTATTTGGTTCTCGTATTTCCGTTGGATTGTAATACGTACTAGACCCCATTACTTGTGGGTTTTCACCCCTAAAAAAACCTTTATCATCTGTTAGTATTTTTTCTAACCACGATTTACCAGCTACCTGTCCACCTCTTTGATATTCTGGCTCGCGAACTTCTTGCATTCTATAGTTAGGATTCATTGGGTTTGTCAATTCGTCTTGATACAGCCTTTCATAAAATCTGTCATCTTCAAGCAATTCTTTTCGCTCTATTAATGTATTCGCTCTATTTCTAAGAAGTTCGACAGTTTCTTTGCTCATTGGCCTTGCCCTGTCTTCACTTCCTTTTTCCATCCAACTTTTTATATGACCCGCCATTTCCTCTTCTTCCGGAGTTCCTTGTACTTTAGATATATAATAGTCTATTCTAGTATCATCGTCATCTTTAATTTTTTTCCCTTGTCTTCTTGCCTGCCCAAGATAATCTTCATAAATAAAAGGCCTGTCTTCAAATTCTGAAACATAACCCCTTGGCCTTCTGATTTGTAAACTATCAGACAAAAGCCCCGGTATGATATTACTTGACACTTGTCCACCCTCTTGATACATGGGTGATTTAGGTTGGGCAAGACCATTTTGCATAGATGCGGAGGCAATTAAAGCATCCATTGCAGAGTTGCCATTCTCCATTTGCTGCATAGCGCGTCCTTCGTTAGTGATTTGTTGTAATACGGGTAGGTAGTCGGGAACGACTTCTTTAGGAATAATCCATTCGCCGCCTTCTAATTCAACCGGTTGCTCATCTGCAACCATGCCGGCGACTCCGCCTTGTTCGTGTGATGGGCCCCTTACAAGGCCGTAGCTTGGAAACTTACTTTTTTGGCTTGGCATATGGTATGTGGACTCATAGCTTTATAGTGTTTATAAACAGTTTGGTAAAGTTAGACTTTACACCTTCCTAATATAGGAAGATAATTTTCAATAATGCAATAGGTATTTTATTAATTTCTAGCACCGGTTAGCCAGTTATACTTTTTAAACCTAGGTCTTGTTCCGCTTTTACGTTTAGCATTTTTAAAATCTTCTGTAGATGTAGCTTGCGACTTAGGAGCTCTTGCAAAATAGTCTGCATAGTAAAGCGCATCCATTAAGTCATCATTTCTAGGCTTAGGGTGTTCAAATAATTCGTCTACAAGTTCCGTCATCTCTCTTTGAATGTATAATTTCTTAGAATTAACGATAGGGCCTAACGTTGTTTCCAGCCTATCTTCTTTCTTTATCCTCGATGGAGGCTTGACGCCTTTGAAGATACCGGGCATTAATCGTTTTTCATTGGCACTCATACGGGTTACCATGTCTCTGACCATCTCTTGGGCTGCTACCGTCTCAATCGTTACCCGTTTGACTGGGGTATATTTCTTTGCTATCTCTATGATTTTAGCTGGAACGTCAAATGTGGGTATCCTTTCCCTGAAATACTCTAAGACATAACGATTACTCTTTGAATCAATACCCATTACCATGATAACCTGATAGTCTGAAGTATCCGAGGCTGTCGCTGCGAGGTCAACCCCGATGTAAATATTGATAGGAATCATCTCATCGTGCTCAACAATGTAATTAAATCCATTAATTAACTTGCGCTCACCGCCATAATGCTGGATTCTATCTATTTTAAAGGCAGCGTTCGATATATCTCGAGCATCATTCATATACTCTTGAGCAAACTTATTGACGAGACCCGCCTCAATGAACTCTTGTTTCTTATGATTTAGCTTAGATAACGGGAATTGTTCAGGCCATAACGCTTTTCCATCCTCAATAGCACTATGAAAAAACACATCCCACGGATACGACCTATCATCTGTCTTGGCTTTCTTGAATCCATCATAGGTCATCTGTAAGAAACTATCAAAGTGTACAATAGTACCGGCGAGCCATATCCAACCTTCGTTCCCGGGGGACTCCTCAAGTGCGGGATAAATCGTAGATACGACCCACCGTTTAATCTCATTACGCCTTTCAGGCGTTTTTGTATTCAATTCTGATTCAAAGTCGTCCAAGATAATACCAGTATAACGCACATCTACCTCGGCACGACCTCTTAACCTCTGGCTGGTACCTTTGGCTATGATTCTATCACCCTTGGGTGTGACTAAATCTTTCTCTGTCCACCGCTTTCCCACACTACCACCGTCCATATTACCAAAATAATACTTAATTGTCTTGTTCATCTCTAGGTGGTATCGTAGATATTTTAAATGGTCAATCGCCTGACCTTGCTCTTCTGACACCCATGCAATGAAATTCTGGTCATCCTCACCAGAAAAGCATAGTTTATGCAGGATAGCTGACTTCGATAGGATGGATTTACCAAAACCCCTAGGGAGAATAATACAGATACGCTCACCGGGTTTGGTAGAGATAAGTCTTTTGGATACGGTATAGTGACAAGCAGGAGATGCGCTCTTGTGCATGAAGTCTTTTGGCAAGAACGCCCTACCAAAGAATAAGAGGTCTTTGTACGATTTAGCTAATACCTCATCCCGGCGAATCATTTCCTCTGGGGGAGGTATTATATTAAACGTCTCTATTTGCGGCTTGTCTCGCTTCTCGGCGGGCTTTGTACGCTTCTCTTTTTCTTGTTTGGTTTTCAAGTGCTAGTTTTCGTTTTAAACGCTTACGGTTTTTAGCCTCTTTATTGGGCACTACTTACCCACTTTTTTCATTGCTGTCTTGTGAGATTGAGTAAATGTCTGCCCTTTTTTCATTGATTCTACCATTACCTTTAAGTGTTTAGCGGTATGATGAGACGCATGACGACTCATTGCCGCCTGCTGTCTTTTATTCAAAGCAGTGGTGCTTACTCCTTTAACCCTAGGCATGATTACTCCTAATCATTTTAATATTATAAATCATCGTACCCCAGCGTATTTGCTTAGGGTATTGCCAAATTTTATTTTTTATCATTTAATTAAGTATTTTACTCTAGTACTTTTTTGAAAAAACTTTCTTGCCCTTTGTTCATGTGTTTTTGTACGGTCTCAAGATTAGATATTACCTTTTCCCAGTTTTGATTTCCAAACTCTATATTAGCTTCTTTAACCAGTTTTTGTACCTCATTAAAAGCTGGTAGCTCAGAATGTGCTTTCTTATAGGATTGCAACTCTTTGTTTAGTTTTCTTTCGTATTCCTTGAACGGTATTTTGTTAAATCTAGCGTTATCTATCATATTTTCTTTCATTTCTCTTGCAAATCCATACTCGTGCTTTAATGTTCTTAAAACTCTATCTATTTTTTCGCTCGTAACGCCAAATGAACCCGGAAACCCACCAGCCCAAGTATACATCCTGTTAGGTATATCGCCCATAGCCTCAATAGCAAAACCTAACACACCTCCACCATAAGCCCTTTGAACTCTTACCATAGCTTCTTCCGGTGCTTCTCTTTGCGCTAGGCCTATTGACCGTCCGTATAATTCAGCTCTCTCACTTTCAGTGAGTTTTTTTGTATCAACGTTAACAGAACGTGGGTTTTTCTTTATATCTTTAGCCATTTTCATAATTTTAGGAGTGCTTCCACTATAAGCGTAGGGAAAAAACTTAGTTGAGATTTTACCCGCCTTACTTGCCACAGGCCCAGCAGCCATCATTAAACCAAGCTCTCCTAAGCTTTGTGGGGCGATGAAGTCTATAAGCCCAGTTAAAGCCCTTTCTTGTTCAGCGGCTCTTATTGGGTCTTTGTGTTGAGATGGAAACCTTTGTACGAACCTTTGTCCTACTGTTGGTTTAACTTCACCACCTTCTTGATAGCGTTGTAGGGTAGCGTTCGCTATTAAACTATCTATAGCAGAGTGACCGTTAGCCATTCTCGCTTCCAGATTCAATTAGACCCGTTTCAAAGGCCTTTAATTTATCTTTAGAGAAACCGGTGAACTCCTGTATCAATGCTACGGAGTCTGTTTTCTTT